GAGCAGGCTGAATGGGAAGCCGGCGCCGAGTATGTTCGCACCTCCGAGGCCGAATTGGTGGCCCTCGAGGAGCGTAAGGCTCGTATTGCCGACTTCGCCCCAGTCGCAACCGAAACAGGAGATGGCGCAGTGACGTCAATCAACATCAACACCCACACCTCACGCGACGCGTTTGACCATGGAACCCTTGCCGCCGATGGTGGCTCGGAACTCCGTGGACGTGCGCTCGACGTCATCGAAAAGCACCTTCCGTCCTTCGTTTCTGACGAAGCGCGTGAGAATGCGACTCAGATGCTGGAGCGCCGTTCGAAGATCGACGCTGATGTTGTGGCCCGCCACATCGTCCGCACCTCTTCGCCCGAGTACCTTCGTGCATTCGAGGAGTACATCGAAAACCCACAGGCTGGAATGCCCCGCATTCTTGGCAAGGCAGAGGCACGCGCCGCAATGTCGCTCACAGCGGCAAACGGTGGCGTTCTCGTCCCTCAGTTCCTGGACCCGACCATCGTTCTCACGAACAACGGTTCCGCGAACGCTGTCCGTCAGCTTGCAGACGTCACGTCGATCACGACTGACCAGTGGGATGGCGTCACCTCGGCAGGCGTTTCCGCTGAGTGGCTTGCAGAAGGCACCGAAGCGGCAGACGCTACGCCGACCTTCCAAGGCCCGACCATTTCGGTCCACAAGGCAGCAGCGTTCCTGTTCGGCTCATACGAGTTCCTTGCCGACTCTGGTTTCAACCAGGTGGCAGAACTCATCGCCGACGCCAAGGACCGCCTTGAAGAGAGCGCGTACATCAACGGCACCGGCTCCGGCCAGCCTTACGGCCTCATTACCCGCCTTTCAGGCACTGGCCCAGTCGTCAACGGCACCTCGGGTGCGGCAGGAGCAGCGAACCTTGTGGCCGCTGACGCCTACGCCCTCGACAACGCACTCGGCGCACGTTTCCGTCGCAACGCTTCATTCCTTGCAGCGAAGTCGACGTACAACGAGCTTCGTAGCGTGACCGACGCCCGCACCAACTTCTGGTCTGACTTCGGTGGCGGCCTTCCGGCTCAGCTCATCGGATACAACACCTACCAGAACGAGGCAATGGACACGACCATCGTTTCCGGCTCCAACGACTTCGTCCTCATCCTGGGCGACTTCGGAGTTGGCTACAAGATCGTCGACCGCATTGGCGTCGAGATCATGTACGAACCGATGGTCATGGGTGCCAACCAGCGCCCAACCGGACAAGCCGGATTCTTCGCCTTCTGGCGTACCGGTGCAGACGTCATCACCTCAAACGCCTTCAAGGTGCTTAAGGTCTGATCGTCTGACAAGAAGTGAACCGGACCTCCCAGCGTCGGGGCTGGGAGGTCCGGTCCACGCCTCCCCGATATTTCCCCGACATACCCCGACAACCCCGACAAGGAGCCACAGTGGCAAAGCAAACAAAGGTCGCCATCGGAATCATCTATGGCGACTTCGAACCCGACTTCGTTTTCTCTCTTCTCGCCCTGAAATCTTGGGATCAGCAAGTCTCCGGCTATTTAGACCATGCCGGCTGGATGATCGCCCAAGCCGGAACAAACCTGCCGCAACAGCGAAACGCTGTTGTCCGAGCGTTCCTCGAGGGTGACGCCGAATGGCTGCTGTTTATCGACACCGACCAGCGTTTCCGCTTCGACCTCATCGACGTCATGCTGGAATCGGCCGACCCAATCGAACGGCCCATCCTGTCGGCGCTCATCATGGCCGAAAAATGGAATCCCCATCACCGAATCGTCCCGGCCTGTATCGGCTTTGAAACATTAGAGCCGCCCACCCCACGCGAATATCAGACAATCCCACCCCAGCAGCACTGGCAGGTTGGCGCTGTCGGATCCGGATGTGTTCTCCTCCACCGAACCGTTCTTCAAAAGATTTGGGACGCCAACCGCAAAGACGCGCAGCCCTGGTTCAAATATGTCCAGTGGGACTACACCGACCCGGAAACAGGCGAAGAAGTCCATGACATCATGGGCGAAGACTATGTGTTCAGTTTGCGCGCGCAGGCTGTCGGATTCCCCTGCTTCGTCGACACCACCATCGAAGTCGGCCACATCAAAAAACGCACCCTCACCACCCGAGACTTCTGGCCCCAGGTACCACCGGAACTGGTCCCAACCAAAAACTTTGTGGTCATCCCGGTAAAAGACAATCTGAAAATGACGAAGGCGCTTCTACGGCAGCTCCACGACCAAGGCGAACACGACGGCATCCTCGTCCTCGATAACGGCTCAAACCCTGAGACTGTGAAATGGCTGGGATCTCAAACCTTCGCGAAGGTGATGGACTGTGAAGGAATGGGAATCCACGAAATGTGGAACGCCGGAGCCGCCTGGGCAATGAGCCGCCACCACAAATCCAACATCACGTTCCTCAACAACGACATCATCATCGGCGACAACTTCATCTCGACCTTGGCGGCAGGGTTGCGGTCGGATCCTCACATGGTCGCAATCTGTCCCAACTATGACGGCCGACAGACAGCGGAGCCGATTGTGCAGCTCCACGGAATCTGTGCTGACCGCTATGACGGCACAGGCGGCCTCGCCGGCTTTGCTTTTATGGTGAAATCGGAGTGGTTCCAGGAAGGCTGGCGCTTTCCTGAAGACTGCAAATGGTGGTTCGGCGACAACGACCTCGTCCTCTCTATCGACATGGCTGGCGCCTGGTATGCCATGGCAACGGAAACGACTGTGGAACATATCGACGGAGGATCCAAGACCGGCAACTGGGACGACCCTGCCATGCAGCAGCAGCTCGCGAAGGACAAGGGCGCTTTCATGCGCCGCTGGGCGAAGCATGGGGTGGTCGTGCAATGAAGCTGGCTTTGATGGTCATTACTGACGGCCGCTGGGACTATCTGCAACGCACCCTCGAGTCCGCCGCCGAATGTCTGGACTATCCGTTCTCCCAGAAAATCCTTGTCGACGATTCAGGGGAGGAACTTGGCTTCTGTCCGGATGGCTTCGAATTTGTGAAGAACCAGCCGAGGCGAGGTTTGGCCGGTGCCATCCAGTCCGGCTGGGACGCCCTCGACGCTGACATTGACTACGTCTTCCACCTCGAAGACGACTTCATCTTCCCCGACCATGTCGACATCGACCTCATGGTGGAACTTCTGGAATACGAAACAGACCTCGCCCAGATCGCTCTTCTCCGCCAGCCCTGGTCGCCTCAGGAGCAGCAGGCCGGCGGCATTTACTGGATCGAACCCGAACGCTTCAAACAAAAAGCCGGATTCATCCAACAGCAGCACCTCTTCACCTTCAACCCCTGTCTGTACCCCATCGCTGTCGCACGCGACTACCGGGCAGGGTTAGAGGCTGAACTGACGGCCGACCTTGTCGCCGACGGCTACTCCTTCGGATATCTCGGCGAACTAGGTGACGAACCCCGAACCATCCACATCGGCATCCGACGCTCACGGAATTACCAGTTGTGAAACCGATAGTCGTCCTTTGTGCTGGCGGTCATGGGCAAGACATCGCTGCCATCGTCAAAAACTCAGGCCAACCGTTCGCCGGTTACCTCGACGACAACATCGACGGCCCCGACATCCTTGGCCCCTGCCTCGACCTCGAGTTCTACGACAACTACCTGATCGGCCACAACGACAGCCGAATCCGAGAACAAATGGACAGGGCAGAAGGAGCGGCCATAGCCATCCACGCCTCAGCGGCCGTTCATTTGACCCTACAGGCCCTCCCGGGTGTTGTGATAGGCGCACACACCACCATCGGCCCCAAAACCCGTTTAGGGCGACACAGCCATATCAACGGAAACGTCTTCATCACACGCGCGCAAATCGGCGACTTCGTCACCATCGGACCAGGAGCCACAATCTGTGGAGACGTCACCATCGGAGCCGGCAGCCAAATCGGAGCCGGCGCTGTCATCTCCAACCTTGCCAACCTCGGCCCTCGAGTAACCATCGGCGCCGGAACAGTCGTCCTCCCAAGACAAGAACTTCCACCAAACTCCACATGGGTCGGAACACCAGCCAGGCGGATCAAATGAAACTCGTAGCAATCACGATGGTCCGAGACGAAGAAGACATCATCGACTGGACAATCCAACATCTCCTCGACCAAGGCGTCGACCACATCATCGTCGCCGACAACATGAGCATCGACAACACCGGCTTCATCCTCCAAACCCTCACCCGAACCGGAAAAGTCACAGTCATCGAAGACCCCGAAGTCGGCTACTACCAAGACCAGAAAATGACTGCCCTAGCTCATATGGCAGCCAACGACTTCGGAGCCGACTGGATCCTCCCCTTTGACGCCGACGAATACTTTTACTGGACCGGAGGAACCCTCAAAGAGTTCTTCAATCAAACCGAAGCCGACGTCATCACCGCCACCGGCTGGGACCACATCGCCACCGACGACGACGACCCCACCGAAACCTCACCCTTCAAACGAATCACCTATCGCCGGCAGGCCCCCCAAAAAATGGGCAAAGTAGCGTTCCGCTATCACCCCGACATTTGGATCGACTTCGGAAACCACTTCATCTTCAACCATCCCGGCACCACCGCCCAAGCCCTCAACTACCGCCACTACCAGTACCGCTCCTTCGAGCAGCTCGTCACCAAAGCCCGCAACGGAGCGGCAGCCTTCAACGCCACCAACCTCCACCCCACCTACGGCTCACACTGGCGGCAACTCGGCCAACTTGACGACCGAATGCTATGGGCAACCTGGCGGAAACTCTGTGAAGAAACCGGCCTCATAGAAGACCCGGCCCCATGACCATCGCCGTCATCATCCCCACCTACAACCGCCTCGAGCTAACCCAAAACTGCCTCAACTCAATCGCGAGACATGACCCGGTCCACGAAATCATCATCGTCGACAACGGATCCACCGACGGAACCCAACACCTCGCCACCATCGCCAACGATCACAACCTCGGCTTCGCTGCCGCCTGCAACCAAGGCGCCCGCCACGCCACAGCCGACCACCTCATCTTCCTCAACAACGACACCATCGTCCACCCCAACTGGACGTCACACACCAAACATCTCAACGACCCCACCGTCGGAATCGTCGGCCCGAAACTCATCTACCCCGACTGTCGGATCCAATCAGCCGGAGTAGCCGTCGACTTCAACCGGCCACCAGGACTCGAAGCATGGAACCTCACCATTGACTGGTCGTCCGAGGCCATCGACGTCGACGCCATCACCGGAGCCTGTCTCGCCATCAGACGAGACACCTTTTTCACCATCGGCGGCTTCGATGAGGGATACTGGAACGGCTACGAAGACGTCGACCTATGCTTGGCAGCCGTCGACGCCGGATTCAGAAACGTCTACGATCCAAAAGCCACCGTCACCCATCTCGAGTCACAATCCGGTTCGGAACGCTGGTCCGCCGTAGCCGAAAACGTCACCCGCCTTCGAACCAAATGGAGCCTTCATGGCAATCACTAACGGCTACACCACCCTCAACGACTTCAAGGCGTACCTGTTTCCCTCGGCGAACTACGGCACAGCTGAAGACGCCCAAATGGAAGGCGCCATCGAAGTCGCCTCCCGAACCATCGACGCCTTCACCAACCGGCGCTTCTACTCAGACTCCACAGTCTCCGCACGCGTCTACTACGCCGACACGGCCATCCGATGTGTCGTCGACGACTTCTCAACCGTCACCGGCCTCATCATTAAAACCGACACAGGCGACAACGGCACCTACGACCAAACATGGGCCACCGACGAATACATCTTGGAACCCCTCAACGCCGAAATCGGTGGCATCTCCAATCAGCCCTACAACAGCATCCTCGCCACCATCCCAAAACTGTTCCCCGTGACCGGCCGGCGCCCTCGAGTCCAAGTGACCGCAAAATGGGGTTGGGCTGCTGTTCCAGACTCAATCGCCCAAGCCTGCCTCATTCAAGCCGCCCGCATTTACCGACGCGCGCAAACTCCAGAAGGATTCGCAGCAGGCGAAGCATTCGGCGCCATCCGAGTCTCCACACGCCTCGACCCTGACGTCCAAATGCTCATCTCCCCCTACCGACGTGCAGGCGGCCAAGGACTGGTCATCGGATGAA